GAAACGGTCAGGCCGGCTTTCTCGGCATGCCGTTCTACCGTTTCCTGAAGTTCGTTGAGCCTCACGGTGACTTTAAACTGATTGCGGAATCGATCGGCTGGAACTTTCTTCTTCGCCATAGCTTCACCCCTAAATTCCCTTCATCACCTTTGTTTTCAAATCGTCCTCTATTTCAAGAAACAAATACTTTTGCGCCAGCTGATTTACATCGGAGTCGGTTAAAAAACCGTCCATCTCGACAATCCAATCGGCACCTTCACCCAATTCGCGCCTAGCAACCAACCACAGACCGGCGCTCTGGCAAAACGGTTTAATGACAGTTGAAGGTTCACCCCTCGGCTGGAAGTCTTTGGGGTGCAGTGCCCAAACCTTTGCCTCATACGAATCCCACAATTTCACCAAATTGATCGGCCCGTCATTGTCGGGCTTTTCGCCCCAGTCCTTTTCAACTTCACCCATAACTTCACCCTTTCGTGTCAACTTCACCCTAAGTGCAACTTCACCTTCACCCTGACTTCACCCTAGGCCTAACTTCACCCTAGGTGCGACTTCACCCTAAGCTAGACGGTTATTGTCGACAAGTCAATCGACCTCAAGAAACAATTTCCGTCAACTTTTTCCCATTTTTGGTCAAAACGGCAATTAGGCTAGAAGTCATTAGCCGAGCTAATACAAGCCGCCCTTCCTGCCATAGTGGTAAACTTTTGCCCGGCTAAAAGAACAAGAAGAATCTCAATGAAAACAAAGGAAATATATATATATACCCCCTTATATCCTTATTACCATAAGGTTCTCCCTTTCCCTAGTCAGACCCCTCTCTAGGGGGGAGTTTTCAGGAGGCTCCCTCTTTGGCCCCCTTTACTACGGTCAAAAGGTCAAAAGGTCAGAACTACCGAACGGGGGGGTGGTACATCCGCTTCGGCCGGCCTCGAGTTGGCACGTCTTTTGCCTCGATGCCAAGTTGCTCTGCCGCGGCTTCCAGATCGCCGGACGAGAGAGTCCGGTGCTTCCGCAAAATAGAGTGCTTGCTGATCGGTTCGCCGGTTGCGATCGCCTGAGATAAAACCGCTTTAGCTTTCGATAGACCGATGTCGACCACTTGCTGATCGATGATGTCGCAGGAGACCCTAGCAAGCCGATTGGCAAGCTTGATGCCCCAGTTGACATCCTGAGCCTCAATCACTGCTCCAACGCATTCCGAGGGCCGTGAGAGCCTCGCAGCACGGTGTACGAGGGCAAGCTTCATCGCGCGAGCGTTAACGCGACCCCAGATCGCTGCTCTGATCTCGCTTTCCGATGCCATCCGCTGATCGATCGTCGCGCCATGTTCTCGCCATCGAGCTAGGACCGCGTCCCGCATTGGGATTACGATCGGTCTTGGGAACAGGCTAGCCAAGTTGTTTTCTTCACCATGGGGGGCGAACGCTATCCACGACTTCACCGCGTCGACCAAGCTAGCGTTTGGATCTTTGACTTCCAGTTCGTAATTAGCGTCTGGCCTGGCCTGTAGGTTCCAAAACGCGATTCGGCCCAGCAGTCCGTCCGTCAGCTGGTCATGCGTGATCGCCGACGAAATGGTTGCCCCAGTTGTCAGGCCCAATACCGACAAGTGCGGTTGGTCAACGGCGTTCCTGATCTTGTCCGAGTGTGCGGCACCTGTGTACTTGCCGCTCGACTTGCCGTAAATCTTGAGGAGGTGCGTACCGATGTTTTTCAGGTGCTGATTGCCCCGTTTGTCCAACACCGCGCTGAGGATCTTGCCGAACTCGTCGCACACCCAAATCCTGCACGGTTGCTGAGCCATGGCATTCATCAAACCGTTACCAGACTGCACATCGGCCGGCATCATAATGTCGAAGTTCGGATCCGCTTGCTGAAGTATTTTGGTAATTGCTGTTTCGCATGCCTCCTTGCCTGAGCCAGTGCATGCCATGACGACGTTATAGTCGTTGGTCCTCATGTCGGTTTGGCTCGCTATCCTGCGTCCGAAAATCGTTTGGCACAGCGACAGCGACACGGCTAGCCCCATCACGGGAGAAGGTCGAAATGCAATCGAGGTGTAATAGTCATAGATCGCTCGAATGAGTCCATGTTGCGGCAACATCGCTAAGCAGAAATCGTTGTCGTCGTCTTCGTCTTCATCCGCGTACTTCACAAGCACACTCGGCCAGAGTCGATCAGCTATTTCACCCCAATGCCGGCTCCTCGATTCGTCGTAGTAGTCGATCCACTCTGGCGCTCCGATCGCATTCTTTAATTCTTGCCAGTTGCTCATGCCGCAACTTTGATGAAAACACTTGCCACCGAGGCTCCCGTCAGGTGCCTGGGTCACCATGCAATCGGTCATGTGATTAGCTGTCGTGTGAGCTTCACTGCGAGGGCACGCAATGAACCACTTCTTGGTGCCATCGGCAACCTTCGCGCCGAGGATTGGCACTCGTCGACGATTGAGCCATGCTTCCACGTCAAGAGGTTCACCAGCGTGATTGCTAATCAATACGGTTTCCGATGGGATGCCAAGCACTTCATCTCGCCATCGAAACTCCTGCACTTCACCTTGCCATGGCGCGATGACCCACCCTCGTCCGTTGCTAGGTGGCAACACCGACTGCGCCGCCTTATTGCCAATGCGAAACTCGATGCCTCGAAACTTCAGGACCGATGTTTCGGGCCAACCTTCCGTCCACTTGAAGATGAAGTGCATTCCACGCGACGAGTGCCATGAAACAGTCTTGGGAGCTTCACCTCCAACAAGCGACAGGAACGCATCAAACGCTTCTTCGCTATCGCATTCAACGTCGATGACGCCTGATCCTTTGCCGAGGATGACTCCCCATCCATCGTGACCAGACTGTTCAAGGATCTGATGTTTTGTTTGTATCGGCCGATCGGGCCAACCTGTGAGGATCGGCATCTTGCCATTGACTGGCACCAGCTTCCAACCAACTTCGGCGCAGCGCAAAGCATCTCTAGTCATCTCGTCCATGATTCGTCCTTTGACTTAAAACGGAAGTTCGTCAGCGTAAGCAGCAAGCGGATCGGGAATCTCTTCGATTTCTCGTTCCACGATTTGCCAGAATCGACCCTGCTGGACAGCAACTATCGACTTCGGTTTAGCAACCGCGCCACGTTTGTAAATATCCAACGCAGTATCGACATCCTTGGGCACCTCGTAATCGCAGTGAGCATGCCACCACTGAATCGCTTTTGATCTTGGCAACCCTTGGTGCTCCAGGCATATCCATTCGCTGATGGGATAGTCGATGTTGCCTTCACCGTTGATCTTGCAAGTGTAGGTCACTCGCATCGATGGTATCTTGCCTTCTTTCTCATGCCGAGTTGCATAGGATGACTCAACCGTGAAGTAGACCGGCTCGCTGATGATCTGCGATTCCTCGTCAGCTCGTTCTTGGTGGTTTGGCTTTCGCTCAGGAAACGCAAACCCGCATTCGCACAATTGCATTCTGATCGCGATATCCTGACCGCAATTAGGACAAACCTTTGTCGGTTCGTCTGGATCCAAACCGCGCGACGACTTCTCGCTCCGCTTGTTGAAATCAATCGCATCGATCGGACCATGACGTTTCAAATTCTCGCCGAAATCCAATACGAGGCACTCGTTCTTGCTCTCATGTGTTCGCAATCCTCTACCCACAATCTGGGCAAACAGCCCTGGAGACGCGGTTGCTCTGAGGATGGCAATGGCATCAACACACGGAGCATCGAATCCCGTGGTCAGCACATCGACGTTGACCAAGTACTTGAGTTCCATCTTCGCGAACTTGGAAAGAATCGCAGCTCGCTCCAGCGGCGACGTGTTGCCTTCGACCATGTTCGCATCAGGTAGCAATCCGCAAACGCGCTCGGCATGAGCCACGCTTGAGCAAAACACCATCACGGAATGCCGATCGGATGTCTTCGCTAGAATCTCTTGGCAAGCAATCTCTAGCTTGCCGGAGAACAACGACTCAACTTCGTTGGTAATAAATTCACCTCCGCGTTTGTGTAGTCGACTTGTGTCCTGCGTACCATCGGCCGGCTTGTTGCTCACAGAACACAGGTAGCCTTGCCTGATCAGCAATCCGATCGGAACGTCATAAACGATCTTGGAGAACAGTCCGTCCTTTCGGCATATCGATCCTTCACCCGTTCGGTAAGGAGTAGCCGTCAGTCCCACGACTCGATGCCTACCGATCTTCGCCATGTCAGCAAAGAATGTTCGGTACATGCCTTCACCGTCATTGGGGACAAGATGCACTTCGTCCACTAGCACCAGTTGCCTCGGCGCAAATAAATGCGCCTTGTCATACACCGACTGAATGCCAGCGAAGACTACCGTGTGCTGCGTATCTCTCGACTTCAGCCCCGCGCTGTAGACGCCAATGTCAAGTGTTGGCATCAACTGTTGCAACTTAGCCGCATTTTGCTGAATCAACTCCTTTCGGTGCTGAACCACAATGACGCGACCATCGAAGTCTTCGATCGCACGTCGCGACAACTCAGCGATCAGCAGTGACTTTCCGCTGCCAGTGGGAGAGCATATCACTGGGTTGCCTGTTTCGTAGCATAGGTATTGATAGGTCGCATCGACCGCTTCGCTCTGATACCAACGCAGTTCCATTACTCCAACTCCTTTTTGAGACAGACAAACATCCCCCCATGACCATCAAACGCGATCCCATTGAGGTAGCACTTCTCGTTCGTTTTCATTTGCACATAGCGATGGCAATACTCTTGCAGTTCAATCCATACCTCAACAGCTTGCTTCGCGCTGAGCCCATGCTGTTCGCATAAAAACAAACATAGGAATTCGCCAGGAGTCTTAGGCATCTCTTCTTCGTGTTGCCAGGATATGTTGTTTTGCATATATCACCGTGATATGTTGAATTCCACATAACGCCGTGATATGTGGAATTCCATATAATGATTGTTCGTCCTACCTAGTTCACTGGTGCCAAAACACAGCAACGCGGATTCGACGCCTTAAATGCTTCCCACTCTTCCTCTGACTCGTAACATGCATCGCAGGCCGACCACTCCGTCGAAACGACTTTGCCACTCCATGCCAAATCCTCTATGTAAATGGCATTACCATCCACTTTGTACAATGGACTGTACCCATTACCTTCCGCGTCTTTCTGGAGGATGACTTCCGACTCTGGTGGTAACTTCTTCAACTCTGCAATCAACTCTGCGACTCTCATAATCAGCCTCCAAGGACGACGAACAAAGCAATGCACGGGAGCCGCGTCAACGTCTTTTCTGATGGCTGGCTTTCACGGTCGCGGCCCCGTGATTGCCAGCGTTATCGGGATGAATCAGTCCCGATTGAACGCTTCGATAATCAATGACTTAATAAGCGTCTTGTCTTGAAAGGCAGCCAGCACATGCTGTCGTACGATCTCCCGATTCTCTGGGGTATCGAGCATTTCTTTGACAATCTCTGTTCCTATGTTCTGGATCGCCCTGCGGACAGGAGAATCCCAATCCTCTTCCATGATCTTCTTTGACAGTCGACCGACTCCGTCTTTAATTGCGTCACCAACCACACTAGACAAAAGAGCGTCTGCGATTTGCTTTTCAATTCCCTCTGGCACTTCTAACTTGAGCATAAATCACCCGATAACAATTGCGTGAACCGAAGCCCCCGAACTTCGATTTTTGAAATGGAGGCGTAACCGGCGGGGGCTCGGTTACGCATTGCGTTATGCGAGCTATTCCTTGCGTGCATTTTTCGGATACAAGTAATCGTGCATCGTTTCGTAATCTTCCTTCGTCGCTGGATTGTCGAACTCCTTCGGATGGTCAATCGTTCGCTTCTGAGGCTCGAACTTCAATACCCCTTCCGGCCAATCCACAATGCCCGGATCAATGCGATAGAAAAACATCGGACCAACCACGATAGTCGAATCCTTCCAGCAAGCTACATGATTGCCATCGTGCCGATCCAATCGCTCCGCATTCGGCCACAACGCTTTAACGTGCGACCATGCTTCTTCCAAACTCATTGCCATCATCACCCTCGCATAACAAAAAAATGCACCGGAGTTGCCGTCCGGCTGTTTTGAATCGATACTCACCGGCGGCAACCCGGTGATTTTGTGCGTTCGTCGTATCTACCACGACACTCCAATGTTGTTTGCATGGCCTCGGCAGGCACGATTGCAAGCGTTGTGGCAAAACCATTGTTTCGATCTTGCTATCTGTTCTTCGGGCGGCATGTCCTTATACGCATCGCTGTACTCACGATAAAAACCTGTAGTGACAGCACAGTCGTGGCATGGCTTAGGAAGCAACTCTAAGTCTTCCCAAACTATCGGAATTGATCGAATACTATCCAACCAATCCGACGAACAATCGGATGAACCCAAGTGCTCGTTAGTGTCTTCTGCCATTGTTAATCTCCTTCTCGCACTGGGTTATCCTGTGCGTTATGCGGATTACTCGTCGTCCTCTTCTTCGAACTGTTCGTTGTAATCGCGTAGCTCCTGTGCGATTTGTCGCGATTCTTCCGACAGCTTCCGAATGCGAGCCTGCCATGTGTGATCCACCGATGATGCTTCGTCTCGCAAGATGTTTGCCACGATCCACATGGCTTGCTCCTGCATGATTATCAACTTGTCTCTGTTCGTAAATTGTGCCATTATCAAACCTCCAAACCGCATAACAATTGATTAGCGTTCGTCTCAATGGATCGGGCAGGACTCGAACCTGCAAAGACAGCCGACGTGGCTACAGATACCGTTTCTGCTCTCGGCGCAAAACGCCGTCGTCTAGTCCACCGATCCTTGTTGCCTATTTTTTTACCTAATTCACACCAAGCTCCTTCAACGCCATATTGCACTCCCAAACAATCCGAGCATTGATATGTGCTACCTGATCGTCAGGAGACAGATCTCCGAAGTCAGCTTCAGGGTCATAATGCCAGGAAGCCAAAAGCTTGATTCCTTGCAGCACAGCGATCTGCTTGTACCGCTGTTCCGTTCGTTGCTGCTCCATAGTCTGAATATGGGCCCTGACCACAGCCAACTTTGCTTTGACCGCGATCGACTCGCTTTCGTAGGCGAGTTCTTCAAGCAGTTCGATAGGTGTTTTAGTTCTCATCGCATCCAGTCCTCCAACATGACGTACCCCCAAACACCACACGCTAGGTACACACACACGACGCAAAAGATTTCAGCAAGTGCAATCCAAGTCATGTCAACTAACCTCCGTAGCCGTATCGGCCAAATACTCTGCGACCAAACTAACCAATGCACGTTGCTGCTGCTTAGTCACTACATCGCTCAATGCCAAACGCAAAAGAATCTCCGCGTCTGTATCTGACTTCGCGGCAACAAACTTTGTGCTCTTGTGTGCGTTGCAGTACTTTTGGTTTGGCGCCGACGGGTCGTACAAGCAGCCGCAATTCTTTGCCACGCAACGGCGTTTTGAGTATTTTGGTTTTTTCATAGCTAAGACCTAGTGGCAAAAGTAAAATAAAAAACCCGGTCGGCAGGTCGTAGCCGGGTGCTACTTGAAGGATTAACGCCCGCCTCGTCAGACAATTAAGCGGAGATGATGCTGTTTGCAAAAATCGCGTTCCGCATCTCTTCATCAAGACCTTCAAACACAATTTCCTGCAACGTCGGATCAAGAGACTCAGATGCAGCAATAGCCGCAATCACCTTTTTTAGTTTCTTGTTTTCCGCTCTCAGTTTTTCGTTTTCAATTAGCAATGCCATCCTTTCGGTTTCGGCCTTACTCACCCGATTTGTCGGAATGCCCTTATGCTTCATCAGCGATGCGACCGAACCAGATGTAATTTTGAAACCAAGATCCTTCTCAGCGTGTGTTGCCAATTCTTGTAGCGTACCTCGCTGGCCAATCGACAAACGCTCTCTGTTTGCGTCAATCCACCGACTTAGCTTGTCTGCGTTTACTACATTCACTTTCGCTTACCTCCAACACGTTTTGCCCATCGACGCAGTTCCGACACTGGAACTGTAAATTGATCGTCTCTGAACTGCACAAAAATAGCAGGCGCACCATCAAGAACATCTGGACTAATGCACCCCCTAGTTCCTCGAATTTGCTTATGCCATAAGCATTGCTTGCCAACAAAAAACGGATCTTCCCATTCCGTCTTAAATCCGTAGGTATCCAAATCCACAGGGCACGGTTCGCAACCGCAAGATCGCTCAACTTCGGAATTCATTTTGCACCGCATCCTTGAAATTGTTTAATACCAAGACAGCATCCGTAATGTCGTTTAGTAAGCATTCAACGACCGCTTTCGTAAGTTTCTTGCGATCTGGGTTCGCAACCAACCTGTCCCATCGATCCGGGTCTTCATTCATTTTCTCAATCGCTTCAACGCCCTTCATCACGCTGCTTACCCATCGAACAAAATGATGAGCCTCGCCACTTGTCTTGCGCGCCGGTTGATACTCCCTTGGAAGTTCATTGACAACGAAGTTGCCTGTTAGCTTCGGGCGACGGTATGTCGGTTCTGGCTCGCCAGCTTCCTTCGCCTTCTCGACCTTCTCTTGATGCTGCCGCTCCGTTCTGGCAACAACCGCTTCGTGTGCCTTTACGATCGCGGCCCACTGGTCGGCAACCTTTTTTGGGTTGGCAACGGCAACGGGAACTTCGACCTGTGTCTTGGTCCCGTCCCGCTTTTCAACGATCCGCTTCTCGGTCTTAAACTTGGCGATGGCGTTCTCGTGCTCAAAGAACTGGCGAACTTGCGACTCAATACTAGGCCCCACTTTTGTGGGACCCAGATTTTGCTCGATGGCCGAATGCACTAAGTACGCTTTGATCTTGTATTGAGCTGTTGTGTATGCCAGCCCCTCCACGTCCTTGCAGTAATCCTCGAACGTGTCGTATGGTCCGACCAGCCGATAGGCTTGGTTGTCCCTCATCTCCATCAGCAACTTGCCTAGCTGGACGTAATCCCGAAGACATTCGCGAATACGTTTATCCAGCTCCTTAGCTGCGTTAATTGTCACGTTGTCGATCAACTCGCCGCTTACCACTCTCAATCCCATATTAATAACCCTTTCCTATACATGCTGGCTAACCGTTGCCTTTCGGCATTACTTCTGTCTCCTCAAATCACATCCCAAACATCGCCTTACAGCGAGCTTGACCCCGCACGTTGGACATCGCATGTTCGCATGGTACGGATGCTGGCGTTGCAGCCGGCCGACGTAGGCCAAATACCAACTGCGAACACGTTGCTCCGTCCAATAAGTGTCACCGTCTAACTCCAGCACTTGCCGTTTAGCGAGCCTCCTGATCAGCGAATCGATCGTTGCCTCGTAGCCATAAAGCACAGACTCACGAATTTCTATTTCGTCGTCGCGCGTAACCCGAGGTTCTCCAATTCGCTTTTGCTTGCCGATCCGTGGCATCGATGTCGACTCCTATGCCTCGTACTTCATATGCAAGACTTTCAATCGCTTCTTGCCAGTGTGGACGTACTCCACACCTAGCTTGTCTGGGCGAGTGATGAACCCATGTTTCTCGAAAAAGCGAATCGCCGGCACATTGTCTTCCCGCACCTTCGTTCTAATGCGCCGACGATCGCTTACGAGACCTAACTTGAGATGCCGCACCAACTCTGTCGCGACCCCTTGAAATCGAAACTCGGGAGCCACTGCCATGTTGAGTATGTAGTACTGAAGGTCGTCGAAGACGTAGATCATGTAGGCAGCAATGCGACCGCGCGCCTCGTACACTAGGCCGATACAATCCTGCATTGCCAACCATTCCATGATCTCTGTCTCCGTTAGCGGTAGAGCAAAGCACTGCTGCTCTATCCGCGCGACAACAGGTACATCAGATGACAGTAGCCAACGAATACTCATGGCATCAGTCCTTAACATGACAAGACTCCTAAGATGATTCCTAAAAGGATCGTTCCTCCTACCAACAGTTCCGTCAGCCACGGCATCTCAAGCAGATCATCTACCATGGTTTAGCGACTCCTGTGGGAGCCACCACAGGGGCCGCAGCAACCATGTTGTCACAAGGCCGATAAGCCTTGACGACATTCTTGAACTCGCCTGTGTCCTCACGCTTCTCCAGTGCAACGACAACTCGCAATCGCTTGTTATGAAGCACTGCCGTGTTGGGAGGATTGGCGACTCCGACCGCTTTGCAGATCGCGGCCAACGTACCTCGAGCAATGTTTTGCGCTTGCTCGGAACGGTTCCATAGATTCAGGTTGTCGTAAAGCGTTCGGTTTTGGTACTTGCCGTCGACAATCTGCAACTTGAGAGCAACGTACCGACCTCCCTTCGCCGTTGGCTTGTCATCGCTCTCGATGATGATCGCGTTGTACTCGCCTGGCTCAATCGGAGCGTAATCCTGAACCACATACTCACTAGCGTTAAAATCCAACGTAGCCACAACTGACCTCCTAGAACATGTTTGACAAAGATGGCACGGAATCTTCAATCACAGGTTCGCGCTTCGCGGAACCGAAGCTCGGCACAATGCCACTGAGTGGCTCGTAAAACGACTCGATGCTCATCGGCACCTCGTCCGGCAGATGCAATCGATTCTTCGCTTCGATCGCCGGTTGCTTGTTGCACACGATGACGCGTTCACCAGTCGACAACGCGATGTGTCGCTCCTGGTTGTATCCCTCATCGCGTTTGCGAGTGAATCGCTTGTGTTTAAGAAACAGCACTTCGTCGCACCACTCGGTCACGCAACCCGAACCGCTTCTATGCAACGCTGGTCGATAAAAGTTAAACGTATCCCCTTCGGGATCAGCAAACCGATCGATCGTTTCGTGGCACGTCATCACCACATGGCGATTTTGGTGCCAATAAAACTCCAGCATCGTGAGCACCTTTTTCCACAGCTTTTCCAAAGCTTGGTAGCCTTTGCCGTAACCAATGTCCTCAACCGTCTGCTTCCCGGCTTGGCGAGCGACCTCGTCCATCAGCAACTTCTCAAGCCAGTCCGCAGTATCTAGCACTAGCGTCCGATATTGCGTGTTGACTAGTTCGACAACCAGTATGTCTTGCAACTCCGCAAACGACTTGATGCGCTCGGTGCTGTCGCAATTAATGCCGTAAACACCGTCCTCAAAATTCAGGACGATTGGTTCTGGAAACTGCGTAGCCAATGTCGATTTGCCGATGCCGTTCTCACCGTACAACAGCATTCGACGCGCTTTCTTCTGCACACCTTTATTGATCTTCATGGCGACCACATACCCTTCCATCTGCGAATTCGTAGCGAGACAGAAGATCGATGTAGCTAACGAGACCGCGCACGGTCTCCACTCCATCGTCGTCGACCAGCAGCACGGTTTCGAGCGCGCCGGTCTCCACATTGATCAGCCAATTGTCCGTAGCCATCTCTTCGATGAACTCACTGGCATTGCGGAACGATCGCACTCCGTTCCGCTTTTCCTCTGCCACGACCAGATGAAAACTGCTTGTCACTGCGTCATCCAGCATCCACTGAATCACGCCATGATTCGTCACTACATGCTCGCCACGGCTTGGCTTGCCGTACCGCACAGGTTTCCATCCCTCTGGACAACCATCTAACCTCATAATCATTTACACACCTCCAAGGAAACTAACAAACAACCACCACTAACACTGTTTCCGCGAACGACACTCAACCGATCAATTTGGGAGTCGTCGTCATAAAGACCCGCATGCATCATGGCATCGAGGGTCGCTTTCAAAATGTTGTCTACGTCGCGCCGTCTTCGGTCGGGCGCGCACATCACGATCGCCACATCAAGGCGACCCATCATCTTCGGCAGACCAAACGTTGCCGCAACGACATCGCGTCGATACCTAAGTCCATCAGCGCTAATCACGGTGCGATTCCTCCACACTCGGTAGTACCGATTCAGACTCGGCGGCCAAGGCAACTTGATCTGCATAGAACTCGATCCTTCGCACAACGAAATCCTTCAACGCGGCTACCGGGTAGAACCTCTCCCCCTTGTCGCCAAACAATCGGTAGCACGGCAGTTCGCCACTCTGCGTCAACTTGGTGAGCGTCGTGATAGAGATGCCGAGCATTTCGCTCGCCTCTCTGGCACCCACGGCAATCGGCTGAACATCTCTTTGCTGCATCGCAATCCTCTTCTAACGGTTGACAGCAACTGTTGCGGTCAACACGGAGAAGATTATCGATGTCCAGAGTTCATTGCAACTACTCTGTCAACAAAAATTGTCACAAAATCACCAACAATTTTGCTTATACTGCGGAATCGTAGGATTTCCACTGTTTTTTTGCGTTGTACATGCGATGATGCATGCATGAACAACAAAACGTTGATGGAAATAATTGCTGGAGCTAAAAAGTTGCAATCGTTGGCTGAGTCACTACTGGAGACGCAGGAAAATGCGAAACCAGTGACCGACGAGTCAGCTTGCACCAGTTGCGGCAAACTGTTGCTACCAGGCACCCGCGCGGTGCGAGGTTGCCATTACAGTTGCTACCGAACGCTTCGGCGTATGGAATTGGACGGACTGGTGACCGACGCAGACTTGGTGGCTAGCGGCAAGTGGTTGCCAGCGGAGGCTGGAGGTCGCAAGAAGTCTGCGGATCGCGCCGCAAGGGCAGACGCGATCAAGGAGGCAGCTCGCCATCAGGCAGAAACAAAAGAGGCGTTGCCGCAATCAACAGCAACGCGGGGACTGAAGAAGAAGCAATCGGGGGAAGGTTGAGCAAGTGCCAGGTGCCATCCCTATAGCACCATACGCAGTAGAGCGTGTCCATTTTTACTGTCCTTTCGTTTTTGTCTAATTTCTCATCCCCCCTGACACCTTTGGTCCTATGGCTAGCGTTTCACGAGATCCAAACGGACGAATTAGGATTCAGTTTTTTGGGCTCGATGGCAAGAGGCGAACGCTTCGACTCGGAAAATGCTCGGTAAAAGACGCTCACGTCGTTCGGAGTCGCATTGAACAGTTGGTATCGGCCCAGATTTTGGGAGTCACGGCCGATGCCGACACATTGCGATGGGTAGCGAATCTCGGCAAAACAGTGCGAGACCGCATGGCACGTTGCGGACTCATCACAGGGGCGCCTGTGACCAAACGTGTCAAACGAATTACACTCCAAGAGTACCTAGACGACTACATCAACAAACGCAAGCAAGCGGTTAAGCCGGCCACCGTGCTGGTGTGGGAGATTGCGAGAAACGGGATCCTCAGAACGATTCCCGCAAAGACTCCGTTGCATGAGGTACATGCTGGTCACGCACAGGATTGGCTTGATGCGATGCGAGCAGATGGACTTCAGCCAACCACTCAGTACAAGCGACTTCAATTTGCCAAGCAGTTCTTTTCGCATGCCGTTGCGTCGAAGGTGTTGCCCACCAACCCATGGCAATCAATCAGGCTTGCCAGACCAAAAGTGGCGAGCAACGTCGAGGTACCGCTTGAAACGATTCGGAACCTAATGAAACATCTTGACCCACAGTGGCAAGCGATCGTGGGCCTTGCTCGGTACGGTGGTTTGCGATGTCCCTCGGAGGTGTTGTCGATCCGATGGGAGCAGATCGATTGGTTGGCTAACAAGATGATCATACCAAGTCCCAAGACCGAGCATCTCGCAGGGAAAGACTTTCGCGACTGTCCTTTGTTTGCCGACCTACGCATCATCCTTGAGCCGCAAAAAAAGTCAGCTGGATATGTGATTGAGAAAGACGAGATGCGAGCGTTAGCAGATCGGCCGACCGGCTGGGCAAACGCCAACTTGCGGAAAGAGTTGTTAACGCGGCTTGATCGCGCCAACATCAAGCCATGGCCGAGGTTGTTTCACTCCATGCGAGCCAGTCGGCAGACGGAGTTGGAGCGAGAGTTCGGCCTTGCTGCTGCGTGTGCGTGGCTTGGCAACACTGCATCGATCGCGAAGGAACACTATCTTTTGGTGACCTCCGACGCATGGCAAAAAGCGGCGCAAAATCCGACGCACTAAACTCCGAAAAAGGCCTTCACGACTTATCTGGAAATAAAAAAACCCTGCGAAAACCAATGTTTCGCAGGGCTCGGGATGGAGAATAGGGGACTTGAAAAGCATATTTTTCCCTGCGATTTTTGATCGTTTTTCCAAACCGACGCATTTTTCGACGCACTCGGGCAATCGAAATTTCTAACTTCACGCACTCCGTTCATAACTGTTCATGAACGTTCATAAACGACTGCAAAATAAAATGCGTTAATGCCGTGCATTAGCAAAAGTTGACTAACACTATTAGAGTGTGTTATGATGCGCGTTGCGTAGGGAACGCTTTCTTCGGCAGGGACGCCGTTTTTTTCACGGAGGTACGCATGCCAGACATTATCAACGACCTTCTCAAGTCTCGCCGCTTCTGGGTTGCAGTGGCATCGATCGCTGCGGTCGCGTTCAAGGACAAGCTGCCGTTCACGGAAGAGCAGATTACCGACATGGCCATCTTGATTGGCTCATGGATCATGGGCGAGTCGCTTCGCTCGTCGAGTGCCAAAGATGCTTGAGGAACCAAGCGAGGCCAATATCTACGCCGATCGATTCGGTGGCGTCAGGCTGCCTGGCCGGCGGCTTGCGTATGTCGCAGCTCGTCGAGCGTGGATCATCGCCAAGCAACAACCAGAAGACGCTCAGATCGAGTTTCGATCCGACTTTCGGATCCGCGGCTTCGACCCAGCGATGATTGAACTATTGCTCAGGCTCGCAATTCTGCTTTTTGAATTTTGGCTGAAGAACAAGATCGACGAGCCATCTTCGGTGCCGACCGGCATGGAGCCTATCAATTGGGAGGACGACAACGATGCCGACTAAGGAACCCGCGTCTTGGATACCGTGGATCATTATCGGAATTATGGGTGCGATGCTTTGGCAACACCAGCAACCTGCACCTGTCCCACAGCCTGTGGCACAATCAATTGAGCGTGTTGTGCAGAGGACTCACGCCGAAACGGCAAAGAACTACGCTGGCGTATTTCGCAGTGCGGCAGACAAAGTAGCCAGCGGCGAGATCAAGGACGAGGAACAACTCTACAACACTCTCAAAAAGGATTTGGACGATGCACGCATCAATGCGTCAACTGATTTGGACAAACTTTTGGATTCTAACATTCCTACTGTTATCGACGACGGCACTCGAGGTGCCGTGTCTAGCTTTCTGCGGCGAGTCGGAGGTGCATGGTGAGCAGCCAGCAGGATCTGACATTCACAGAAGCACCGGAGGACTTCACCGGCTACAGGATCGACCTGGAGAATCGAGTTGCCCTACAGGCAGATGCAACACCGTTCCTAGTGTCGTCGAGCGATTACCTAGCACCGGAGCAGATCGACCCGAGAGGCAAGGTGAGGCACGACAAGCAGTTCAACATGGGCAGTTGCCAGGGGTTCAGTCTTGCGAACTGCTGCGAGTACCTTCTGCTACTTGCGATGAGGCTCAAGGAGTACAGCGGCGAGCATCAGTTCAGCAGCTTGTACGCTTACCTCGAATCGCAAAGGTTCGATGGGCTATTAGGTCGAGATGTCGGTAGCACAATCGGCGGCGGGCTTAAAGTCGCACGCGACGTTGGTATGTTGCCCGAGAAGGCGTTGCCGTACAGAACACCTTATCCATCGAACGCACGGTCGATGATTACCGATGCGATGCGGAGTCAGGCATCGACGTTTAAGATTCGGTCGTTCTCTTGGCTAAAGTCCTATCAGCAAATCTTCGATTACCTCGCTTCTGGCGCGGGTGCAGTCCACACAGGAAGCGTCTGGAACAACTCGTTCTACGCATCGAACGGTGTGCTTGAAAACGTCAGTCTCAGCAACGGTGGAGGTCATGCGACGGCATGGCTCGGCTACTCGACACGCAAGGATCGGTCGGGTCGCAATTACATTTGGCGTTTGAACTCGCACAACGACTCTTGGACTGAGCTATCACCAACGGTCATCGATCGGCTTTGCGGTCATCCGTATACCGCGATCGTTGGAATTTCCGATATGTCAACGCCTGGGCCTCGAAACGTGGACTGGATCAAGGAGAGCGTGTTCGCATGACTCAGGAAAGCTTGCTAGTCATTTTAGGTGGTGCGGTCATGTCTTCGCTTGTCGGTGCGACGGTTTATCTGTTCCATCGCTTCGAGCGTGCGAAAGAGGAATTGATCGAAAAGTTTGAGGCTGATTTGTCGGTTGTCAACTTGCGGCTGAAGGATTGCGAAGACGACCGCAACGCATTGCGGAATCAAATCCTGGCGATTCATAAAGAGATGGCTGAACTGAAGCAGAGGTTTGCGTAATGTCCGCAACCAGTCTTGACCTCAGCCAAATCAAAACCGATGCACTCTCGGCAGCATCGACGTTTCGCACGTTGATCGGGCTAGGTACTGGCAATACGCCGACGTTTCTTGGTGCAAGTCTCACCGGCGGTACGGTCACGGCATTGGCTCCGCTAATCGATGCAACGCAAACGTGGAACAGTGCGGGCACGGTGTTTACGGGGATGCGGCTCAACGTCACCGACACCGCTTCGTCGTCCAGTTCGCTTCTGATGGACTTGCAGGTGGGAGGGGTGAGTCAATTTAACGTAATGAAAGATGGGAAGGGGTATCTAGGTAATTGCTTTTATCATGGTGGATCTCTTATTGAGGGATATAACATTGCTTCTGCGGCAAGAACAAGAAATACATCTGGTCGGTCTGCCATATTTGGTCCGGAGTCCGCTGTTGGGTTAGCACTGGCATCAAATTTTGGAGTTAGTTGGTCTAGCAGTACAGCAGGGTCGGGCGATTGTTTTTTGAACAGAGATCTTTTCATTACCCGCGATGCCGCTGGAACCCTCGCCCAGAGAAATGCCACCAACGCCCAGACCTTCCGCATCTATGAATCTTTTACCGACGCAAGCAACTACACCCGTGGTTCCATAGCCGCAACATCCAGCGGATTTGATCTTACCCCGGAGGCAGCGGGCACGGGGTCTAAGCGACCTGTGCGAATACTCGGTCACTCGCTTGCCTCTGCGGAAGCGGTATCTGCGTTAGAGATCAATCAAACCTGGAACACCACGGGCACACCAACGCTCATCAAGGCGAATGTCACCGACACGGCGAGTAATGCGTCAAGTCTGCTGATGGACTTGCAAAGAAATAATTTTTCAAAATTTACAGTACAAAAAGACGGTGAAGTTCGCATTTGGAACAATAATGATGTTGGCAGATACACTTCATTATCTCATTCAAATAGCACATTTAGTATACGAGCTAACTCAGGAAGTGTTGGTGGTGGTATAATATTTTATTCTACTAGCGCTGGAAGTCAGCCACTTACTTTGATTTCTACTGGGCGTGGAATTGCTATTGAAAGTGATAATGATGTGTTTTTAGTCAGGGATGCAGCCAACACCCTCGCCCAGAGAAATTCCACCGCTGCCCAGACCTTCCGCATCTACAACACCTTCACGGATTCGAGCAACTACGAGCGACTATCCCTTTCTTTTGCAACGTATAGCCTTTCCAGATTTGCAATTCTCAGAGCCGAATCCGCAGGAACGGGATCAGCGGACATTGGAGTAGTGCTGGGTCCAAAAGGCACTGGAGCTATTGTCGGCCAAATGCCAGATGGCACAGTGTCTGGAGGAAATGCTAGGGGGTTTCATGCTGTAGATTTGCAAACTTTAAGAAATGCAAACACACAGGTGGCGAGTGGAAGTTATAGTGTAATCGGTGGCGGAGTGGTCAACACCAGCAGCGGCGACTACAGCACCGTTGGTGGCGGAGTGCTCAACACCAGCAGCGGCAATACCAGCACCGTTGGTGGCGGAGCGAACAACACCAGCAGCGGCGACTACAGCACCGTTGGTGGCGGAGCGAACAACACCAGCAGCGGCAATACCAGCACCGTTGGTGGCGGATTTGGCAACACCAGCAGCGGCAACTACAGCACCGTTGGCGGCGGATATGGCAACACCAGCAGCGGCACGGTCAGCACCGTTGGCGGCGGATTTGGTGCAAAAGCCACTCGCCACGGCGAAACTAGCCACGCTTCGGGAATTTTTTCCGCCGCTGGAGATGCGCAGCATACCGTTTTAATAGCTCGACGCGACACCACCGACGCCACGGCAAATGTTGTGCTGACACTCGATGGTGGTACACCCAGTTCCACCAATCGCTTAACATTGCCCGCCGAAACCACTTGGTCGCTTGGTATAAAACTTGCCGCCTACAACGACACCGACAATACCGGAGCATGGTGGACGATTCGCGGCGGCGTGCGCAGAAACGCAGCAAACGGCACAGCGATGATAGGCAGCTTGATTGTGGAACGCGACAGCGAAGGAACCATGAGCGGCACATCCGCCAGTATCGTTGCCGACGACACCAACGAAGCACTAGAAATCAGAGTTACTGGATTGGTCAGTAAAAATATACGATGGGTAGCAGTCGTAGATATATCACAAGTCAGCTACGGAATACCCTAACCAATTATGAAAACATTTCATTTCATTAGTGGATTGCCAAGAAGCGGAAGCACGCTATTGTGCAATATTCTAGCACAAAATCCAGATTGGTACGTTAGTCGGGCCACCAGTGGGTTTCACGATGTGTTGTTCAATGTCCGCAATCAATGGGATAATTTGATCGAACACCAAGCAGAGGGGATTGACCGCAATCAGTTAAAAAGAGTTCTCGCCGCAATTATGAACTCCTATCACACTACCGAGAAAAATGTGATTATCGATAAAGGGCGCGGTTGGCTGAGTTTGATAGAAATGGTGGAGTTTATCACTGGGGCAACTCCTAAAATTATCGTACCAGTTAGAAATTTGAATGAAATATTTGCCAGTTTTGAAAAACTGTGGCGAACTACAACGGGTTCCAGCCAGTGGAATTTTGAACGTGAGAATTATTTCAAATCGCAAACCGTCGAGGGACGTTGCGACATTTGGGCTGGCGCGGAACAGCCCGTAGGTTTAGCGTATAATAGAGTAAAGGACGCAATATCGCGCGGTTACAAAAACAAGTTATTGTTTGTAGAGTTTGACGACTTAACCGCACATCCACAGCAAACACTAAAAAATGTGTATGATTATCTAGAACTACCCTACTACAATCACTGCTTTGATAACGTACAACAATACACTCAGGAAGACGACGAAGGAGTTCACAGAATACCAAATTTACACCAAATCAAACCTGCTGTAGAACCAGTGCCGCATAATAGCAATAAAATACTGGGGCCGTCGTTAACGGAAAAATATTCCAATCTTGAGATTTGGAGAGCTTAACACATAACTCAACTCAACGCACTCCTCAGTCGTATGCGTAACCTCGGCCTTATCGCAACATAGGAACCCAAACCATGATCGACCTTTTGCAACTAACTCAAGAACAACGATGGGGCGTAGACTTCGCAACGCTCGAAGCGAACAAGCCCATCGTCACCGAGAACGAGCAGATCACCGCAAGCAATGCGAGTCTGCCAGTCTCGGAGCAGAAACCGCTCAAGGAACTGTTCACACCGCAAAGCTATCTTGAGTCGGTGATGCGGTCGGCTTGCGATAGCTACTACAAGCAACTTGTCGATTTCAAGAAGAAGTCGGCGTTGCAGATGTTTGATTCCCTTACCCCAGAGCAACAAGCGGCACTCGTAGCCCAGTTGCACATTCCTGACGTTTTACCGGAGTAATCATGAACCTCGAAATCACCAAAGAAGAACAGCAGCAACTGATGGCATGCTTAGACTTGGCCGTTAAGAACGGTGGCCTACAAGCCGCAAGTGTGCTGTTGCCGCTAGCCGCGAAGATCCAAGCACTGAAGGACGAAGATGGCAACGCAGACGCTGGAGTTTAGTGCCGGTACTGGCTTAACGCTTTCATGCAAGTTGTTCGCTCTCGGTAGCGATACGGTCGTTGCTACCGCATCGGCAACCGAGAAGACCAACGACAAGAACCGCTACAGCGTTGCGTTTACGTCGATTCCTGCCGGTGCGTATCGGCTCAATGCGTTTGTGGGTGCGACGGGTGGATTTGCCAACGAGGTGTACGACCTGACGCTGACTACGGCGACGTTTCAGCCGCGATCGGAAAGTGCTGCGGATTTGTCGACGATAACCACGCAACTTACCACGATCGAATCAAAGATAGACACGATTGATAACTTTGTGGACACATAGGTGGCCGCAATCAAGGCCAAGACGGATTTGATCACCACCGACACCGTGTTCGTGACGGTCGACCGCGTCGCTGGATCAACGATCACGATGCATTACTCCGAGTCGACCACGGCAACTGTGCCGCTTGATGAAGACACAACATCGCTAACTTTGCGGTTCGTTGTCGAGAACTCAGATCAGCTCGATGTGTTGGTTATCGAGAACGCAAACATCACACGCACATCAACCAGTTTCACGGTGACCATCACTACTGCCGTTACCGCAACGCTCGGCCAATACCGCTGGGCACTGCGAGACATTACTGGTGGCATCAACCGGCACATCGAAGGAGGCGTGCTGCAAGTCATCAGTGCGGCAAATAAAGATGCCTAAGCTGTGTCGGTGTGGTGAAATTGTGAAAGACCGATGCTTGCGTTGCTATCCGCACAAGAAGCGTGAGACATCGCGCGAAGGGTACGGGTCTGACCATCGCAAAGCATCAGAGTGGTTGCGACGTGTCAGGCCGTTGTGCGAACGATGTGTCATGCTCAACGGTCCTGTGAATGCAAACACATCTACGGAATTGCACCACATCGTCAAGATCGCAGACAACCCGCAACGCAGGATGGATCGAAACAATTGGCTCGCTGTATGCAACGGATGCCACAACGAGGTGGAGGGAAACGTGTTAGCAGGAATGACCATTCGGCAATGGTCAGACGTTTATTACGACAAAGTATTGAGGAACGCATGGCAGGAAGAAAGCCTACCGCTAAAGCTGTTAAGCAACTAAGCGGAGCAGCAGACAAAAATCCACAGCGGGTCAACTGGAACGAACCCAAGGGTGTTCGCGGATACCCTGTCGCGCCCGAGATCGTCGCAAGAGATCCAGTTGCGTTTCAATGCTGGAACACCATGTGCGACCAGCTAAACGAAATGGACCTACTGGTTACGTCGGACCTGTATGTCCTGCAAGTTGCAGCGACTAGCTACTCCCAGATGGAGGCGCTGAACAAGGAGTTGAGCGGTGGCCGAGTGACGATCGAGAACTCGAAAGGCGACCTTGTGGCTCACCCAGCAGCGATGCACTTCCATCGGTTCCAGTCGACATTCGTAAAGTGCCTTGGCGAGCTTGGCTTGACACCATCGTCGCGGCTCAGGTTGCACGCGCCGGATCCTGAGAAGGAAGCAGACGAATTCGCGCAATGGCTCAACAGTGCATCGGGGGGAACTGAGTGATTACTAGTGGCGTTGGGGCAAAAGTACAAGAGTACATCGATGGTGTGTTGTCTGGCGAGGTGCCGGCATGCCAGCGAGTCAAAGATGCCGTGCGCCGATATTTGTCCGACCTTGAGAAGCAGTCGACTCCTGAGTTCCCGTATCACTTCGACAGACGCTGGGCGACCGCTGTGTGTGATTTCTTCCCAGGTGTACTCAAGCACAGCATT